ACAGGGATAAAGATAACCACCACGCGGGTTGCAGAACCATTGCCGAAAACAATTGGCTCCTTAAAGATCGGCGGTCAGATATTTACGATATGACATTATTTGCGTTGATTCGCGGCTTTAATACCGGTGAACCAACCTGAGATAAATCCAGGGGTATAACTGAGATAAATCGGGAAGAGCTTAAAAGAAACGGGAAGATACGGGAAGCCGAATTTAAAGAGAGTTTGGAAATATCAAATAAGGCGGGCGGCCTCAGCTACCGAACAAATCGGGCTGTTCCTCGGCGCGGATGACCTGCCGGATGGAGCGGAGGCGCTGATAGACCCCCTGGAGGGTGAGGTTGTACTTCCGGGCCAGCTCGGCATGGTTGGAGCCGTTGAAATCCTCCCACATGCTGCGATCGCGCTCATCGATGTCAAGATCCTTCCCCTTGGGAAAGTAGATCAGCTGGCCGCCCCAGTTGGCCCGCATTTCATCAACGATTTTCCTTGCAGCCGACTTTACCTGTTCGACAGGTAGTTCGGTAGTGGCCTGCAATACAGCGATTGTGTGGTCACCCAAATCAGACAGCAGTTCGCAGCCTCGTGAACGCGCATCCTTCTTTACCGCCATTTCACGCCATCCCTTGCAGCCCACTGTTTCAGCTGCTCGATGATTTGGTTCTTCTGGTCATCCGGCAGGAATTCCGGTTTGGACCACCCAGTTCCCTGCGGGTGGGATCGCCGGGTATTCGATATCAGCCATGCCCTCAGCCCAGACTTATGCTCAACAGAGCCCGCGTCCGCCAGGCGGTTCCAGATGTGATAGATGAGCCCTGCCCTGGGCGGTGGCTTACGATGCTTACCGGGGCGACGTAAGCCGACTTTAGCCCCTCTGGCCACCAGGTGAGAGAGAACGGCCTGGCGGCCAGCCTCGTCGAGATCTGCGGCCGAGTGGACGCGGGCCACTGTCCATAGCATGGCCTGGTAGGTTTCATCGTCCATTCCCAGATCCTTCTTTGCGATATGGATCTTGGCGAGATCGGTGCGTCTTGTACCTTGCATGCTTTGCATCCTGTTGTTGTATTGCTTAGCGGCTGTTTGCAATTACCAGCCATCCATCAGCAGTCTTCCGGCTCAATCTCCAATACTTCCCCGGTTGTCGCTCAAACCAAAACCCGAGAAATTTAATGTTCTGTTCTGCTCCCATCGGTGCCTCCTACAACTCGTAACAAGCCATTGTTTGCGACGGCATAAACCGCCGCGCCAAAATTCGATCGCTACGTGATCGTTCGCGTCCGGGGGTGACAGGTCCTGTTGGTCGGCCTGCGCATGGCGCCGGTCTTCCTCAGTTCACAGGCCCGTTGCATAACAGTGTGAATAGTCCGCCCAAGAGCCAGGCTCACCTGCTCTGGGCCTAGCTTCTCGTGATACTCGATAAGATATTTCTGATCCCGCGTGGTCCAGGGCCTACCCTGGTTTGGGTGGTACTCCGGGTGGTAATTCATCCGGCCGTATCTGTCATATGTCGGTGTCTGATTCATATCTTTCATTGTTCCTCGTGGATCTTTGCGAGATCGGTGCGTCTGGTACTTAGCATGGGTTTCATGTCCTGTTGTTCTGCCAGGAAATGAGCAATTCCATTTTGCCGTTGTACCGGTCGCGGTCTGCAGCCGCCTCGTGCACCGGGCGCACTTCGATGCGGAGGTTGTCCATCAGTAAGCCTCCATTATTAACGTACTGCTATCGGTGCAGATGGTTGATCTGCCCAATAGAGAAGACCATGATTAACTCTCCCGTAATACGGGTTGTCTTTATTTCCGCAGCAATCATTAACAACCATACTAACCCCCATGTAGGGGCCATCCCCATGATCGTGGATGCACAGCACGTATTTGCCTGGTTCTGGCAACGATTCTTTAGCATCGAACCAGTTTGGGCCAAACAAATCAGCCTGCATCACTGCCTCCTAGAGGGTGTGGTCCATCCCTCATCTGACTGCCACCAGGCGACAACTTGATCCTCGTCATCCAGGATCCGGAGTTTCACATCTGCGACTCTGGCCAACTGTTCTGCGGCGTGCCGCACTTCGGCACCGCGCTCGGCGGGGTAGCTGAGACAGTTACGCCACGCACCGCTCTCATTGATCTGTAGTTTCATTGCTCCTCCTGTGGATCAGGCACATGGTTGGGCTCGTTCCTCGGCAAGCGGCTAATCATGGCCAGCACCCTCGGGCTGTCGCGAGGGCGTTCGGTTCCGCTGAGACCTCCAGTGGCAATGAATGTGATGTTATCGAAGGCCTGCTGTACCTCCAGATCGTAGGATTCGAGTACTTCACGTTCAGAGTCGCCGAGTGTGGTCTTCCACTGGTCTACTGAGCCGTAACTGCCGGCCAGCTCGCTTTCGGCAAGCAGTAGGGCTTCGCGGTGGCTGAGCAGGTGGAACAGGTCTGGCTCAGGCGGTACCTGCTTAGCGTTACGCTGAGCGATCTCCTCGCGAGCCGCCGCCAAGGTGTACCAGAAATTGTGCACCCCTGCGCCCCGCTCCGATTGTGCTGTTGCCGCCTTTTCCACCCTGGCCAGAACGGCTATTGCCATGCTCGCCAGGCGCGTATCTCCTGATCTGCGCACCTCTTGCGCAAAGTCGGCCAGTGCCTCTATTTCAGCGCGTTTATTCCAGGTATTGCATGGGGCCGCGGCCAGGCATTCGTTACACTCGATGGCGTCATATTCGCCGGTGTCGTCAGACCAGGGCACTACGCGGAGCTTGGTCGAGCCGCAGAATGGGCAGGCTGATTTGTGTGTTTGAGTGTTCACGCCATCTCCTCGCTGGCTTCGGCCAGCCATGCGTCTATCAGTTTGTCGAGGGCGCTGGCGACGGGCTTCACCACAACAGCATCGTCGGTGTCCTCGATGCGGATGCCCAAGCGCTTCAGATCGGCGGCGGTGAGGTCGTAGACGCTGGGCTTATGCACACTTTCCCGCCGACGGATCAGCAGTTCCGCTTGTTCTTCCGGGAGCTGCTTGCGGATCCGGGCAATGGTGGCGGCTTCATCGTCGATCACCACCTGGCCTTTCTGTTTCTTTACGCCACAGCGGATTCCGCTCATGACCTGGGTGCGCGGTTTCTCGAACAGTTGGCGGGCAGCGTCGATGGCATTGCGCAGGCGGTCTTCAGCCTCTGCGGCCTTTTCGGCAGCCTGGCGCAGGCCCGGCAGTTCACGCTGGGTGACCTGCTCTATCTCCGCCTTCAGGACGGCGGCGCGGTCGATTAGATTGATACGGGCAGCAGCAAATTCAGCCGCCAGACTCTCAATATCGGTGAGTGAGGTCATATGTTCTTCTCCCGGAGTTCAACGGCTTGGCTCATGATGCTGTTTGCACGGGAGAGCAGTTCATTCGCCTGATTTTGTTCCCGATAGTAGGTGTTACCCTCGGCGTATTTTGCGTTTTCGCGGATACGCTTTGATTGCTGGGTGAGATGAACCGCCACGGTTTCCAGGGCAATAACCCCGGCCGCTGGTTGTTCGTGACCCGCGCGCATCACTGCCGCCGTGGCAATGTCTACCAGTTGTTGTTCGATGTGGTTCATGTGGGCAGCCTCAGTTGACCGCGAATATCAGGCATCGCGACCTTTTTCATGCGCGAGATCTGCTTCAAGCTACAGATGGCGCGTTCATAGAGAAATTCGCAGGTGGCATCGAGTTCCTCGGCATTCTCTGCGATGAAATATCCGGTCGCTGGATGTGCACAAATGTGGTGGCCATCGCCCCGCAGCCGCTGAATGATCTTCCGCAGATGGCGGAGATCGTGAGGTGATACTGGACGGATAAGGCAAGCCTCAGCCAGTGATTGCGCACTGATCCCCTTACACTTTCCGATGTGATGTGAAAGCACCTCTATAACGGAATCCGATGAGATATCATTCTTCACGTTTTACTCCCTCCACCTTTTCAACCAGATCCGTGCGTCCCAGCCGTTCCATGTCCCGTTTCCAGGCCTCCGCCGGGTTGTATCCCAGCGGAACTGATGAATCCTTCGGGCCAGTACGCACTTGGTGTTTGCGTTGCTCCTCGAGCTTTTTTTCCGCCTTGGCCTCCGCCCGGTCGGACTCACCGGCAACCACTTCGAACAGGTAACCGTGATCCTTCAGGGGCAAGGTCAATTTGTCGCGGCGCGATATGACCTGGTCGAGTGCGTGTTTCCAGATCTCCACCGGTGCCGACCAGTCGCGGCCATTGCGGCGGAGCTTGCCTGCCTCAATCGGCTCCAGCAGCTCCGTCAGAATCCGTTCGACGCGATCCATGCTGTGTCCGCGCTTTGCTGGTCTGAACAATCCGATATAGACCTGGATCTGCATCGCCAGTGGGTGCGGCATGCGCAAGGCCTTTAAAATGGCCTCACGCTTGACCGCCTCGGCCAGGAAGATCTCGGGTGCACCGAACGCTCCGCAGACGGGGCACATGGCCTGGTACTTGCTCACCCGAGCACCTCCGCAGATCGCCGAAAGCCGCAGCGGTGTCCCCGCTTCGCCGGATGGGCGTTATGCTCCAGCGGTTCATATAAGCGGCCGGCGTTCCGTTTTACCGGGTGGGGTCCGGATGTATCGACGTGCTCAAGCACAGCGGCCAACGCCTCATCTTCGCGATCGGCCTCTTCGTTGAAAATACGCTCCATCAGTTCCTCCTGGACCGGCAGTAGGCGCCGAAACTTCTCGCCTTCCTCCAGCGGCATTGGGAGATTGAAGGCCGCTGCAGCGAGGATCTCGTCCGGTGCGTGCAGAAAGGTGATAAAAAGGATGCCCCGAGCCTGCAGCAGCGCCCAGTTGGCGAGATAGAGATTGCCGTAGAACTCGATGTACTCGTCTCTGTAGGTTGTTGCCATGTCACACCCCCTTGATGATCTCGGCATTGACCTTTTCCTCGCCGATCTCGGCGGCCAGGTTCATGGCCTTGCTGACGGTGTTGTTGACCACCAGCGGATACATCATCGACACGGTGGCGCCCAGGCTACGGCCGGGGATCTGCAGGCGGGTGCGGATGGCGTCGAATGCTTCGGGATGGAATATGTCGCCCAGGCTTCTGCCAACCCGCTTCAGCTTGGCGCGGATGTAGTCCTCCAAGTTGCCGTTCAGCGGGTGCAGTTCGGCGATCTCGCAGCGGTTGATCACCTCGCGGGCATCCCAGTTGCGGCGCAGATCCAACGCCCCTTTCAGTTCCGGCTGGCCGACCAGGACGATGCCCAGCAAGCGTTTGAACCCGTCCTCCAGCTCCCAGAAACGCTTCAGGTATTTGAGCGTGGCGACGGTAAGGTCATGGGCCTCCTCGATGATCAGCACATGTGCGTTGCCGCTGCGTCCTGAGCCTGTCAGCAGACGTTCAATCTGCCGAGCCTTGGCCTCTAAAGTCCGCTTCGGGGTTTCGGATGAGACATCCTCGATGATGGCATCACAAATCGCACCAGCGGTCAGGCGACCCTTGTCGATGATGCGAGGCTGGATGACGGTGAGCGGCTCGGCATTGCGGGTGATACGGTCGATAAGATCCTTGCGCAGCGTGCTCTTACCGGCCCCGGATTCGCCGATCACAGCCAGGAAACCGGCGTTCTTGGCGGCGTAGTACATGGCCTCGCGGATGTAGCGCTGATCCTCGCTGAGGTAGACATCGTCCGGGCCCTTCACGTCGTCGATGAAAGGGTCATTGAACAATTTAAAGTGGCGTTTTGCCTGTTGTGATAACATCTCGTTCTCCGGGAGTTGAATTTCATTGATAACCGGGGCGGTGGTTCCGGTGGACTTACGCGTGTTGCCTGGCCGGGCAGCGTAGCCACTGGGATCATCGTCAATTTCCAGCGCAGTGCTGATCTCGTGTTCCGGCACCTCGTGGGTGCGCAAAAAATCATCAATCTGCTTCTTTAAGAATGACTTCGGTGTGCGCCGGGGCCATATATCCCGCCGAATGATTTGGGACACGGTCGCCTCACTGGGCGTCGTGCCGTCAACCAGCGTTAGGGCATTGCACAGGCTGACCTGCGACACGCCCTGTTGGGCCAGGATGCGCTTGAGGTTCAAGGGTGTTGGTTCTCTCATACGACGTACTTCCCATCCTTCTTGATAGATTTTTGGGTACATTGCGTTACCTCCTTCATTTCACGACGGCCAGTCCCGGTCGCTGCATCTCAATCGGTTGATTAAGGCGCGTCGCCAGGTCCGGCAGCTCCTCTTCGGGCACACCGTTGGGGAAGGTGGCACGAATCCATGCGTTCTCCTCCGCCGACAGGCTACGGCCCAACTTGCCAACCAGAGCCCGGCAGGCCTGGATATGTGAAAGGGGTTTGATTTCGACCTGCGCCCGGTTGGGCACCTCCAACTCAGTGCCGGGGCGGTCCATGTAGCTGGGCAGGTAGACCTTGCCCAAGTGGGTATGGGCATCCAAGCCGCCGAAGGGTTTCGCCTTCTTCTCCTTGGACTTTTCGATCTCTTCCTGTGTCATATCCGGGTAGGCGGCGCGGTCAGCCGCCTTGCCGGCCTTCTCGATGGGGGTGTCCGGCATCTTGTCGAACGCCTCTCCCCATACCGGTGCATCCACTCGGAACCCGGCCTCATTGAACTGAACCGGCTCGATGATGTGCTCCGCAGTCTCGCCGCGATAATCGGTTATGCCGACAATCACCTGGCAGGCGTCACCCATCACCAGCGGCGACACCATCACCTCCTGGCGGGGATACACCCCATCGACATGGCGCAGGTCATACGTGAGTGATTGCTTGGCCACTGGGTGAACAAAGGTGATGGTGAGATTCGGCCGCACCTTGCGGGACTGCGGCTCTGCGGTCAGCAGGAAACGGCACACCTCCAGATCGGGCAGCAGCCGCAATTGATCTCTGCGGATGCGCTGCCAGATCTCGAACCGGGCAAAACCCCGCGCCATGCCCGGGCGCTTAAGCCTGGCGTCATATTCAGGAATGCAGTCGGCGTTGTAGGCCAACACCCACTTCTCGGCGGCAGTGTTCAGCTCATCGATCGACTGCACCGGCTCGTACTGCAGACGGGATTCAAATAGCTTCTCAACCCGATTGTTAGCCTCCTCCACGCCGCCCTTGGCGCGGGGGTTTCCCGCCTTGTGCTCGTAGGTGGCCACCTGCAGCGCACGCAGCGCATTCTTGATGGCGCTAGCCGTGTTGGCACTACCTTTGTCCCATACCAGCAGCAGCGGCACGCCGTGAAACAGGCGATCACCCAGTTTTTGCCAGCAGTAGAGGAGGAAATCGTAGAGATTGGCCTGTGTCTCGCCCTTGCTCTGGTAGTAGCGAACGATGACGGTATTCGAGTAGTGATCCACCAGCACATAGCGCCAGCACTTCAGCTCGCCCACCCGCTCCAGGAATTCTGGTTTGTTCTTGTAGGCCTCGTCATCGCGGATCATGTGCTGCTTGCCGTCCGGGGTGTAGAACAGTAGGCAGAGCGACGGGTCCACCATGTGCACATGGTTCGGGTGCAGGCTGCGCAGGTTCACATGAGGAGACGCCTGGCGCTGACTGGCCAGGTCCAGTTTCCTCTGGCGAAGCAGCTGGTTGATGCGGCTGTTACTCACATCGAACCGGTGGCCGTTGGCCGCCAACAATGCCCTGGCATTAGGCGTCTCCATCGTCGCCTTGCCGTTCTTGCGCACACCCAGGCGAAGAGTGGCGCCCAGTGCGGTCAATGACGCGGTATCCTGGCTCGTGGTGCCGGCATCAGCCCGGCGCTTGCGACCGGACTGCCAACCGACCTTCGACAACTCCCGATGCAGTCGCTGCAGGGTCCAGCCGTAGTGATCACAGAACGCTTGCTTGATCTCGGTCTTGGTGCCCCATGCGGCGGCATCCAGGCGGCATGCAAGATCCCGCAGCGCATCCTGCACCGCCAGCTGAGCTGTTTGTTGTACGGCCATTCTTATTATCCCCTAATAACTGCTGAGCCCTTTTTATTATTGGGTCCGCTTCTTGTTGTTTGAGGTTGTTAATCCACCACCCCGGGTGCGTTCAACTCACGCTCATCGGCGCGCATCTTGTAGCCGATAAAAACCTCTTCAGAGGTAGCCATCAGATCGCCCACATGCGCCCACATTTGGGTAATCACGTGGTGATAAGTCACCGCCATTGCCTCGATACCGGGCTCCGCCTCTTCTTCGGTCATATCGCCCAGGTCACCGTTGAGAATCTGATCGCGCAGCACGGCCAGCTTGTCGAATGCTTCCAACGCCTGGAAGGCGGCGGTCTGGGTCTGGATTTGGGTTTCGGAAACCAGCTCTGGCCAGCTGGGCAACTTCCGACCGCCGTGCAGCTGCTTGTCCAGTTCATTGATCTTGGCGTCTTTCTGCGTGAGGAGCTTTTCGTGGACCTCGTTGTCCTGTTCCCGCTTGTCTTTTTCCTTACGCAGGTTCTCGCGCAACTCCCGCGTCGACATCCGGTCGATTTCATCCAGCGTCAGCCCGGCGATGGTGCCGCCCTCGGCCAATTCCTCCAGCTCATCGTCATCCTCCACCATCAATTCCAGGAGCTTTGACTTGCCCAGGTTGGCCAGCGCCGCTTTCTTGGGACCGCTGTATTTGATTGCGGCCTGCATTGACCTCTGTGCCATGCGATGGGACACACCGATCTCATGCAGCGTTGGCAGGAACTCACCGTGGGGCAGATGCTCCTTCAAGAGAATCAGCCGTTTCCCCGCTTCCAGCATGGATTCCGCCGAGTTCTGAAAGTAAAACCTGACTTCGTTGATTAACCGGAATTGATCGAACGGCAGGCCATCGCCGTATTGCGCATCGATCACCGTGAGGCGCTGGATCAGCTCATCACTGGCCGCCGTCACTTCGTTGATCGCCTCGACATCCACGGCGTCCATCGGGTCGGCGGGCGGCGTTGCGGGTTTTCTTCCTCTTGCCATTGCTTACTCCTCAGTAGGGGTTACGGGTAAAGCGGTTTTTGGTTTCCGCCAGCTTGTTTTCGCGGCGGCTGATACCGTTCAGCATCGCCACCCCGATCTGGGGGATGCGCGGCGTCAACCGCCAGCGGTTGGTATCCGGCAGCTTCTCCGCCAGGCCGGCTTGCTTCAGGTTGGCCAGGTCGTGGGTGACATGGGCCGGGTTGATATCCAGGGACTTGCTGATCTCTCCCGGGGCCAGGCCGTCCACCTCGTGCCCGCCCAGGTGCACCAGGATGCGTAGAACTCGCTGCTGGCTGTTGCTGATATACCGGTCAGTCATGGGCGATCTCCCCGCGCCGGGACAGGTCGTAGTCGCTCATCCCGCAGGTGCCGTCGTCGTCGGGGCCATTCAGCCCGGCATAGGCAGGGAAGCGCAGCAGGTTGACCGCCGGCCGACCGCCGGCCGCGGGACGGCGCTTGACGAAATAGGCCGTTTCCCTGCTGCTCAGCGGCATGCGGATGGACAGGCGGTCGCCGGGTTTGAGTGTTGTGGGTCTCATGGGGTTACTCTCCAAAGTCCAGTTCAGGTAAATCGGTCCGTTCCACCTCAGCGCGGTGCCAAGCCAGGTCTTCCATCGTGGCCGTCAGGGCCTGGAGGGTTTCGTCGGCGCTTATGTGCCGCTCGGCGAATCGCAACAGGGCGTCGATAGCCGTGGTGCATGAACTCTGCAATGCGTTGATATTCTTGGCTTTTGCCTTGCGACCGGTAGGTATAGCAATGGTCATCAGGTGGCCACTGTGGGCGATGTAGCGCGTCAAGTACTGATACGGGCACTCGCAGGCATGCTCCAGGGGCCGGATCAGGTGGCTGGGCAGGCTGCCGCCGTCCGCATACTTATAGAGTGTCCAGTGCTTGATACCCATGCGGTCGGCCACCCGCTCCACAGACAGGTTGTGGACCTCCTTTGCGTACTCCAGCAGGAGCCGCATGGCATGGCCCATGCTGCTGGGCTGCAGGCGCTTCCAATTACGCCGGTACATTGGAACCCCCACGAATACCCCCCTTGCAGAAATAAAAGGAATTTGGATATTTCAAAATCATTTCTAAACCGTTAGTCTTTCCTACAGGCGGAAGAACAAGAGGTTGCAGCACATGGGCAAGGAACTAGGCACAACCGTACTTGAAGAACGACTGGGGGCTCAGCGCACGCTGCTGGCGATGCTGGTTGCTCACCTGGAGGACAACGGCCTGATTGATCGGGCCGCACTTGAGTCGGGGTACTGGCAGGTGCACGAGCAGTCTGGTCTTGGCGATCATGCGCAGTACGACATGATTGGGCTTTTTCATCAGGTCGACTTGACGCTTGATCTATGGGAGGCGCGGCGGCAATAACCCTCTCGGCAGTCTCATTCGAGATATAACGCTTGCCGTTCCTGCGGATACCCTGTCGTACCAGGGCCGCTATGCGGTTAAGCGATGGGTCATCAAGTGGGGTTGTATCACGCGACTTCATCGGCTGGACTCCCGGCGGTTGGTCAGGAGGTAACCGGCGGCAGCGAGCGCCTCTTGAGCGGCCTGGCGGTGTTTGGCACGGGCCACAAGGTCTACCACCGGCCGCTGGCGATATTGCTGGTGGTACTGGGGCTGGTCGTCGAAGACCTTCTCAAAGGGTTGGCCGATGGCGATGGACAGGGCCCGGGCGATGCGCGCCGAGTAGGCCTTTCGGTGGGCGACGTTGTGGATGTGCTGGGGGGTTACGCCCAGCAACCGGGCGATGTCAGTGAATGTCAATTGCTTGTCATTCAGTGCCTGGAGGATCTCTTTACCGGTCAACATGGGTGGTCTCCAAATCGGCCGCTGGCGGCCGGTTTCAAATGCGACAGCATGTCGTATTTGAGTGAATTAGATTCTAGGTTTCCAAATGCGCAGACGTGACGCATTTGGAAAATTTAATAACGCGAAAACAGGTTAAGAAGGATTATGGGACATTAATGTCCCGTTGTAAAGGGGCTTTTATGACTCTATCAGTAGGGGAGCGCATTAAGTCGATTCGTGGATCACGTGGAGTGGCCGAGTTCGCTGGAGCTCTCGGCGTAAACCGGAAGACGGTAACTCGATGGGAGGCTGATAAAGCTTTCCCTGATGGAGCCTCTTTATTGGCTCTCCGAGAAAAATTCGGCGTTGATCCTGGCTGGGTGCTCACCGGCGAGGGCGAGGCACCCTGTGATTCAACCCTATCATCCGATGAGCGCGAGCTTCTCGCGCTTTACAGATCCGCACCACTGACCGGGAAGATGGCCGCAGTGGGCGCCCTTCAGGGGGCGATGGGCGCGGCACCGGTCAAGAAGCAGGTCAATGTCAGCGCCAGCGGCGGTCAAGCTGCCGGGCGAAAGATCGTCAATAAGAAGGGAGGGAAGTCTTGAGCAAGAAAGTCAATGTGGCCGTGACGGATGGCCAAGCAGCAGGCAACGATATCATTAACGAAGCGCCCCGCACTCGTATCCAGACCGGTGCAATCAACGGCGGCCAGAATATCATCGGGCAGACGGGAGACATTCATCTGCAAATGCCTGCTCAACCAAGAATCAAGGTGGTCATCCAGCCCGGTCCGGAGCACATCACCGATGCGCAGAAAGTTCGGCTGCGGGATCTGGTCAACGAGGTGATCGAATTAGAGGCGGCCATCAAGCGCACCCCGAAGCGCCACGCCATTGTATGGTCGGCCCTGACCCGCAAGCTTAAGGTCACCAGCTACCACCTGATCCCTGCCACCGCCTTCGCCCGGGCAGAGAAGTATCTGATGACCTGGTCTGCCCGACTGCGTTCGACCAAACGTGCCCCAAAAAAAGACCCCAACTGGCGTAACAGCCGTTATCGCTACATCCATGCTGCCCTCAAAGAGATCGGGCAGCAGGATGAGCTGCCCCAGTTGCTGGCAAATCGCTACAGCGGTCGATCGCTGAAAGACTTGTCCGAGCTGGAGCTGGAGGCCGTATATCGGGCGGTTGCGGAGAAGAAAAAAGCAGCGCGCCGGAACGGCGCCATCTAAATCAGCCCCGCAGGGTGTAGGGGCATCGCCCCTACCGCTGCGCGGTCAGAAAGGAGCAGTCTCGACTGCCCCAACAACCAGACAATGGGGTACACCAATGGAGCCCGAAAGCACCTGTCCCTACTGCCACCAGGCCTTGGCCAAACGCCCACAGCGCAAAACCAAATGCCCTCACTGTGAGCAACCTATTCATGTAAAGCGCCCGTTCGGTGCACCGAAAGGCACCAAAGCCCTGCTCACCGCTGAACAGGCGCAGGAAGAGGAAGCAAAATGGCAGGCCAGCCAACAACTCGATTTCTGGCGGCGCATCGTGGCGGATGCCGGGGACCTGGGTCTATTCGAGAAGCATGTGGCCGCCGGTATGGCCCCAGACCTAGCTATAGAGCAGGCGCTGAACGATGCCATGTTCTGTGGCGATCTGCAGAGGATGAAGATGGCGAATGGCGCGATGGCCACGCTACGGCGTCGGCAAGACCGCGACCCCATGCCATACAAGGAGACGGTCTATCGGCTGGAATTGGAGCAGCTACGGGGGCAAGCGAGGGGTGTTACCGTTAGCAAGCCCAAGCCCGGCCCCTACGGCGAGGACCGTCGCACCGGCGCGCAGTGCGACCGTTTTCAAGGACGTCAGTTCACGATTGATGAGGCCTTGTCCGAGATGCCGCTGCCCTGCGGTGCGGATTGCATTTGCGACTATCGACCGATATTCAAATGGGAGTAAAGTAGAGGCTTACGGCCTGCTGATAACCCGCATCCTTTTTAAACCCGTTTAAAATACATCCCCCCCATGCCCCGGCATCATGTCGGGCATGTCTCAATATCCAATATCCTTCAGCCTGATCTGCAACTGGCTGCTCTCTCCTGAAATCGAGGGCGGCTATGTCAATGATCCCGACGATCGCGGCGGTGAGACCCACTTCGGCATCTCCAAGCGGGCGTATCCCGATCTGGACATTGCCAACCTGACGGAAGATCAGGCACGTGCCCTCTATTTCCGCGATTACTGGCTGACTGCTGCTTGCGACCAGTTTCCGGCCCAGCTGGGCTGGGCGCTGTTTGACGGCGTGGTGAATCACAAGATGAGCGTGGCCATTGGGTTGATGCAGCAGTCCCTCGGCGTGAGGGCCGACGGTATCAACGGGCCAGTCACCCAAGCTGCGGCATACCGGTCCTACCTGCCCGCACTACTCATAGATTACCTGTCTCGGCGTGCCCAGCTGTATCACGACATCACGTTATCCAATCACACCCAATCAAAATTCTACCGGGGCTGGCTGCGGCGGCTGTTCTTGCTGCAGCGGGCCATTCAAAACCTGGGAGGTTCCCTGTGAGACTTATGCTACTTCTGATTACCGTATTTATCGCCTTGACTATAACCGGCTGTGCAGGTGTTGGACTGGAGCGGGACGGCAACGCTTTGGGCACGCACAAGTACGAGGTCGCACCTGACGGGACGGTCTCTGTCGATACCCGCTCACTACGCGGGGCACCTGACGTAGAGATCCAGCGACCGGACGGGACTGTCGTGCGCATCCTATCGTCCGATGCCCAGAATCAGTTGGGCAAGCTGCTGTTGCAGTCGCTGACGCCGAATTGATATGCGCATCCTGGGCATCAACGGCATCCGGACCAATGGCGAGGAGAGCACCGACCGGGCGCTCTCCTGCTTGCGAAAACGCGGCTTTGATGCTGTGGATGCGGACTACCCGGTCACCCGCTGGTTACTGCAGGCCCGCAGCCGTGCTCGGCAGTACAGGGATGCCAAGTTAGTCATGGATCAGCAGTGCGACGGGGATGCGGTGGTCGCCCACAGCCGTGGCTGTCTGGTGAATTTGCGCATGATGGAGCTCGGCGCCCGGTTCTCCACAGTGTTCTGGTTCCGGCCGGCGATGAATTGCGATATGCACATTCCGGCCCACGGCTGCAAGCGGTTGATCATCATCCACCACCCGGGGGATCGCGCGATCTGGTTGGGTGCCCGGCTGCCCTGGCACGATTTTGGTGATGCAGGTCGCCTGGGGCTACATGCCGGCAACTCGGATCACCCCGATTTCGATCCCCGGTGCATGAATATACAGGCGCCGGATTACCTGCGGCATGAGTTGTGGCGCCACTCGGATGACTTTCTGCCAACCAACATCGGCCGCTGGATCCGCTACATGGAGGCCCATTTCAATGGATGACGCCGACCGGGCCAAGGAACGCGAGATGGCGCATCGCGACCGCGCGTTGGCGAACGAGCTCGCTGCCCACATGGAGTCCGAACCACCGCTCATCATCGATGGCAGACGCTGCTGCATTGACTGCGAAGAACCCATCCCGGAAGAACGCCTGGCGGCCAGACCTGATTCCGTGCGTTGTATCGAGTGCAAACAGATCAAAGAACAAAAACAAAGGGGCTATCGGTAATGAAGTGGAGTGACTGGGTCTTTATCGTTTTGGGCATTATCACTCTGCTGTTCGCACTCTATAAGTGGGTGATCGTGCGCAACGATAACCGTCGCGGCGAGTTGAAAGATGGCCATGACCGGATTCTGAAGGGTCATGCCGAGCGGTTGGACCGCCATTCTGCCAGGCTGGAAAAGCTCGATGAACTGATCGGCTTGACTCGATCTGACCTGCATCAGAACTATCCCCGGTTGGATCGAATCGAGAAGATGGAGCTCTCCATCGATGCGAAAATAGATGGCGTGTATCGGCGCTTGGCGGCTGTCTCGCGTGATGTCAACCAAGCGATGGGCACGCTCCGGGCCAATCACGACAATGAAATCACCAACCTGGTCGCGCAGATCAGACAGGCCATCGAGCGCCAATCATGATTGACTCTGTCAAAAGAAAACAGCTCCGCCGTCTGCGCCTCCTGCAATGGCTGCAACACGTCGAAGGCGAGTGGTTGGCCGCCCCGCTACTGCTGAAACTGCTGCAGGATGACCCCGATCTCAACCCCGACCTGGTGAAGGTGCTGCGCTCACTGATCTGGCTGGAAGACCAGGGGCTGGCCGATGTACGGGTAGTGGACGGGCTGGATGATGAGGCCACCACGTTCGCGCGGATCAGTGAGTGGGGCAACGACCGGCTGAACGCCGACCTGGGGATCCTTGAAGGGATCATGCATCCGAATGATGGCGTATGGCTGGAGGTGTCCTCAGATGCCTAGACGCTCGTTTGTGGTCGATCTCAGCACTGCGGATAAGGCCTGGCTGGATCAAGAGCTGGTCCGGGGTGGCTTTGCCGGCTATGAGGACCTGGTGGCGAAGCTCAAGGCACGAGGCGTCGACTCCAGCACCAGCGCCGTGCACCGCTACGGTCAGCAGCTGCAGCGCAAGATCGATTCGATCAAAAGCAGCACGGAGGCCGCCAAGGCGATCGCTGAAGCCGCGCTGGACGATGCGGACGCGCGCAGCGCCGCGGTGATCTCGATGGTGCAATCCGATATGTTCGATGTGCTGATGGACCTCCAGGACGCCGAGGACGCGGATCCCGCCAAGCGGGTGAAGCTGATCTCTAACGCCGCCCGGGCCATATCCGACCTGGCCCGTGCCAGTGTCAGTCAGAAGCGCTGGGCGGCGGAGGTGAAAACCAAGCTCGATGCGGCCAAGCAGGCGGCAGCCACCAAGGCGGAAACGGTCGCCCGGCGCAATGGCCTCAGTGACGCGGACTGGGGAGAGATCCGTGCGCACATTCTGGGTATTGAGGTGGAGGCGTGAGTGTTTCCGGGCAGTGGTGTTCCGGCACCGACGAATGTTTGAACTGCGGTGCGGCCTTGGCCGCCGTATGGCCTCTCGGTGCGGAGGCGCTTGAGTGCCCTGGATGCGGCGGCACGGATACCGTGCGCGAGATAGACAGTGATGACGACTGACATCACCGAGGAACCACTCGAAATTTCCCAGGGCGAGCGCAAGGATCTGCTCGACTTGGTGGAGGAGAAACAGCAGTCGCGTTTGGGCCGGCTGATACCAGCCGAAAATGTGCCGAAGATCCTGCTGTCTTACCAGGCGCGCTGGCATGCCGACGACTCGGTGGTGCGGTTGGCGGAAAAGAGCCGGCGTATCGGCTGGAGTTGGGGAGCTCTGGCCGCTGAGGGGGCACTGGAAGCCGCGCTTCCCCAGGGACACCCCAAGGGGATGGATCAGTTCTACATGGGCTACAACATGGCGATGGCTGCCGAGAATATCGGTGACGTGGTGTTCTTCGCCAATGCTTACGGCTTCGCAGTCAGTGAGATTGGCGTAAAGCGACACCGGGAGCATGTCATTCAGACCGATGCCAAGGGCCAGGTGATCCGTAACGAAAAGCGTGACATCACCACTTACAAGGTGCAGTTTGCCTCCGGCCATGTCTACGAGGCGCTCTCATCCAACCCCCACAACTGGCGCGGTCGCCAGGGCCATGCTCGCATTGACGAGGCCGCATTCCATGACAACCTCCAGGAGGTGGTGAAGGCCGCTCTGGCGTTTCGTCTGTGGGGTGGGCGTATCTCCATCGTCAGTACCCACAACGGTGATGACAACCAATTCAACCTCTGGGTGCGGGAGATCAAGGCCGGCAAGTTGGGATGGAGTCTGCATCATGTGGACTTTGACGAGGCGCTGCGTGACGGATTTTACCGGCGCATCTGCCTGGTTACCGGCCAGGAGTGGAGTCAAAAGGCCGAGGCGCGATTCCGAGAGGAGGCCTTTGCCGACTATCCCGATGAAGCTGACGCCAATGAAGAGCTTTTGTGCATTCCAAAGCGTGGTAGCGGTGTATATTTCAGCCGGATTCTTATCGAGCAATGCCAGGAGGAAGGTATTCCCGTTGTTCGCTGGGTCCAGCCGGAGGAGTGGGTCATAGATCCCTCACGCATACAAGTAACCGAGCGCTGGTTAAAAGACACTATCAAGCCGCTGATAAATGACCTGCCCACTGATCAGCGAACGGTTTATGGCCAGGACTTTGGTCGTGATGGTGACCTTTCAGTGATCTGGGTGCTGCAAAATGATGCACCCCTCCATTGGCGTACAGCACTGCTTATTGAACTGAGGAAGATCCCATTCGATGTACAAGCACTTATTCGTGATTACGTTCTTAGTGAGCTGCCTCTACTTCACGCTGCCAAATTCGACGCCAGAGGAAACGGACAGTCACATGCTGAAGGTGCAATGCAGCGGTTTGGTCCTAATCGCATCGAGTGCGTCATGCTCACTGCACAGTGGTACGCAGTGGCTTTCCCGAAATACAAGTCGGCCTATGAAGGCCGCAATCTCACCGTGCCGAAGAGCGAAGACATTATTGCAGACCACCGACGCGTGGTACTGCATAAGGGCAGGCCCCACATGGACGATGGGAGAGACAAGGGCAGTGACGGCATGCCGAGGCATGGTGATTCCGCCGTCGCTGGCCTGCTCGCCTGGATGGCGGCGCTGGACGAAGGCGAACCCGCCTACGGAGAAACCATCGACAGCGAGGACGTGAATCGCCTCTATGCACCCGAGAGCGCCCGGGGGCGGAAATCGATAGCCATGTTCAGGAGCAAATCATGATCCCAGCCACCCTCACGCCACCCGCCCACTACAGTGCCGATGTCGCCTATCGTGCGTTATCTCCATTGCGCCCGTTTATTAACTCTGCACTCCCGTTGCTGACCACCGGACTCACCGCGAGAACCGCCAGAGAGTTGTTCGCCCAGTTGGAGCGAATCTCCGCAAATCTGCAACAGGCGTATGAGTCTGGTGTGCTTGATGGAGAAGCTACCTGGAAAGCAAACGTCGGTGCTGCACTGATGGATGTGGGCCAGATTGCTGCTGTCGCTGGCCCTATCCAACTCAAATATGCGGAACAGACAGGTGCTGTCATCGCCGCTGGCGCACAGAGCGGCACGGCTATCAGCCTGGATGAAGCGAATGCAACCATAATTTTCGATCAGGCTGATATTGACTCCATCGTCACTGTCATTAACAACGTGATTGAACCGTAGTCGTGTGTGAATTCCTCGTCCGATGTTCCGACAACCGCATCATCCGGTGTGTTGAGGATGGTTTTGCATGGGGCGCGATGGAAACTTATTCCGCATTTGTAAACTCACATCGTCAGTTCGGCGACTGGCATAACAAGCTCTATCTGATCCGTTGTCCTGATATGTCGGCTCCAGAGGGCGAAGGTCTGATAGGTAGCGTTTACGCTGGGCCAGAGATTGAGCATGAGTGCACGATGGCAAAGTGGGAAATCATGTCGAGTGTGACCGATGACTGAGAGTGTGAAAACACTACGCGCCTCTGGTGGTGATTACACAAGCATTCAGACCTGGTGGAATACTGAGTGCAAAGAGTTCGACTGCGTTGCAAATGCAACAAGCCCCGTACTGGAGTGCTATAACGACTGGCCAACGGGTTTAGCCGAAAGTTTTGTCAACTTGGCTGGTGGCGCTGTGTTCGCTCGGAACAGCACCTACCGCCCAATTCTCCGTGCTGCAGCAGGCAACGGCCACAACATGACGAAAGGTGCCGGATTTTTTGTAACCGGCAGTGTCGCATATGGCTATATATTATCCCCTGAATCGTGTGACACCGATGAGATAGAAGTCAGAAACACCAAATCTGGCACCGCTGCTAATTCAACAGCACTCGGCGGCAGTGCCAAACATCGACGGCTTATCTCAGTAGCACGAACAGGGTCTGGCAGTTGCGCATTTTACAACTTGCAATCGAATTTGGATGCACGGTATCTACTCGCGTACGGCGCAGCTATCGGATACAACACAAACACGTACCAGACCATTACACTAGACTGCTGCGGGGCAGCCAATTGTGTGAGTGGGTTTAGCGTCGGTAGTAACTCCACAATAACAGCCAGAAACAACTGGGCACTGGGCTGCACAACAGGGTTTGGCGGAGGAGGTGCCTGGAGCGGAGCATCAACAAATAACGCATCGGATGACGCAACTGTCACATCGCTTGGGATTGGTACAATCACAGCGCTATCCAACGCGGATTTCGCAGACGCTGCCAACGATGATTATCATCTTTCCCCAACATCACAACTGATCGGCGCAGGCGCGAATCTCTACACGGACGGTAGCGATGTCGATATAGACGGCGAGGCGTGGCCGAATGCAGCGTGGGATATCGGGTTTGATTATTATGTGGCGGCTGGCAGTACCACCCCCATCACCACCGATCTGAACCTGCAATGGAACATCCTTCAGCAGCTCACCACCGACAACGACATGCGGTGGCAAATCCTCAACACCGTGGACACCGATCTGCAAACGGCCTGGCACCTGCTCAACCAGGTCACAAAAGACGAATTCACCAGCTGGGATGTGCTGCAGCAGCTATCTCGCGACGTGAACCTGAGCTGGGACGTGATTGCCGCCCTGTTCCACATCACCGGCGATATGAATCTGCGCTGGAGCATTATTAACGCCGTGCAGAAAGATCAGCAAACCGCCTGGGACTTACTGAACAGCGTCAACCGCAGCACGGCGATGAGCTGGAACCTGCTTAACGCCATGACCCGGGACATGCAGGCCGGCTGGCACATCCTGGAGTCTGTGGAGCAGGATGTGGATCTGCGCTGGAACGTGGCCAGCACGCTGACGCCGATCACCACCGACCTGGGACTGCGCTGGAACCTGCTGCAGGCCATCAGCCGCTCATTCGACACCCAGTGGGATCTGCTGGAGGCCGTCACCCAGGACCAGGATATCCGCTGGGGCGTGGCCAATGCGGTGGTTACCGAGCTGAATACCCGCTGGGATATCCGCCACCAGGTGGTAACCGATTTCAACCTGCGCTGGAACAGCCTCGAGGTGAGGCAGAACAGCCTGACCCTGCAGTGGTCGGTTGACGGTCAAACCATCACACCCATTTCATTCATACCGGTCCAGGCCGAGCGCCGTAATATCGCGCTGGCGAGCGAAAACCGGATGATTTCAATCCCCGCCGAAAACCGTACCTTAACCGTCAGGAGGGCATAACCGTGCCAATGGAAGCTACCGACATGAAATCCTACCTCTCCGGAGGTGCTGCAAATGCCGACCCCAACGCGGCCCTGGGCGGCATAATTTCCAGCGTGGAACTCAGCGGCACGCCGCTGCACAACCTGTTCGACCAAGTGGACGGTGCCGAAGCCAGCGCCGGCGATACCGAGTACCGCTGTATCTACGTGAAGAACACTCATGCCACCTTGACGGCCCAAAACCTGAAGGTATGGGTAAATTCGGAATCCGCCAGCGCCGACACCGATGAAGAGATCGGCCTGGGCACCAGCGCGATCTCGGGCACCGAGCAGACCGTGGCCGACGAAGACACCGCGCCGATCGGCGTGACCTTTGCCCAGGCTAACGGTTCAGGTGCCGCCCTGGTGATCGGTAACCTCGCGCCGGGTGAATGGAAAGCGATCTGGATCAAGCGGGTGGTATCGGTAGCGGCGGCAGCCGCCAACGACGACGGCCCCACCATTCGCCTGGGCTGGGATACCGCCGCATGATCCCCGTGTCAGACGTGCCGCCCAAGCACCCGGCCAGTGCCAAGTGGTACTGGCTGAAATGGCACGACCAGGAGTTGCAGGGTGCGGCCATACTCACCAGCGACTGGAGTACCGGTAGCACGCTGACGATCGCGGATCAGGCTATCAACGGGCAGATGACGGGCGTGAAGGTCTCGGGCGGTGTTGAGGGTCAGTATGTTGAGTTGGAGGTGGAGATCACCACCTCCGCCGGCGAGACGCTGCATGAGCAGTTGGTCATCAAGATCGATCGGCACGGTCATTGACCAAACGGCGCGCAGGCCGGGCAGAAGCAGCCCCGGCGCGGTGATGGCACGTGGAAAAGGCAATATAGCCTTTATAAAGCTTTATAAAGGCATCTGAGGCGGATTATTGAACATGAGCACAGCTACAGACGACATCAGACAACGCATTGCCAGCACATTGGGGGATTCATCACTCCAAGCGGCTATCGATATCATTGAGCAGAACCTGGCCCAGGCTGATCAGGTGAGGATGGTGGAGGCTGCCGGCGCCACCGTGGATGCCGATGATGATCAGTGGCGCCGACTGACCGGGAGCACTAACCGGGACCTCGCGCCGATGACCCACACGCGCATGCAGAACCTGGCATTGTATCTGTGGGAGAGCAACCTGCTGGCCAATCGGCTGATCGAATTGCCGGTGGCGTACCTGTTGGCCGAGGGTGTGGAACTGCGGGTAACCGATTCGGATGCGCAGAAATATCTCACCGCCTTTTGGAATGACCCCATCAACAATATGAAGCGCAAGCTGAAGAAGAAGGTACGTGAGTTGCTGTTGTTCGGCGAGCAGTGCTGGCCGGTCTTTGTCAATGAGCACAATGGCCACGTGCGACTGGGCTACCTGGATCCGGCGCTGATCGAGACGGTGGTGATGGACCCGGACAATGCCGAGCAGCCAATCGGCATCGTCACGGTCAAAAACAACAAGGGTGTTGCGCGGCGCTATCGGGTCGTCTTGAACGGCACCGAGGAAGACCTGTTCACACGCCGCACCCGGGAGATCCGCGAGAGCTTTAACGACGGCCTCTGCTTCTTCAACCGCATCAATGAACTGAGCAACGGTACCCGCGGGCGCTCCGCCCTGCTGGCGCAAATCGACTGGCTGGATGCGTATGACCAGTTCCTGTTTGGCGAGATGGATCGCAGTCAGTTTCTGCGCGCCTTCATGTGGGATGTGACCATGACCGGTGCCACCGAGGAGCAAATCAAGGCCCGCGCCCGGCAGATCACGGCGCCCAAGCCCAACAGCGTGCGGGTGCACAACGATGCGGAGTCATGGGCCGCCGTGACGCCGGAACTTGGCGCCGGCGAGAGTGCGGAAAATGCAAAGCTCTTCAGAAATCACATGCTGGGTGGCGCTACCTATCCGGAGCACTGGTATGGCGGTGCGGATGACGTGAACCGGGCCACCGGTGAATCGATGTCTGAGCCCACGTTCAAGGTGTTGTCCTCTCTGCAGAGCGATATCGGCGGTATTCTGGAGGATATCGGAACGTTTGTGATCAATCGCAAGCTGGACCCGGATGGCCGGCAAGTATTCATCGACCCTTATGACCCGGATCCTGACCTTGTCCCCGAAGCGGTGTGGCCGGAGATGACGGCCCGCGACACTACCCGCTATGCCGCCGCGCTGCAGCAGGTGACCGCCGCGGCGGTGATGGCCATCAATGAAGGGTTGATTACCCAGGGACTGGCCCTGCGCCAGATAAATGCCATCAGTGGACGGTTGGGTGTGGAGTTCGACGCTGAAAACGAATTGGCGGCCGCAATGAAAGAGACGGACGACCAAGCGGAAAGTGACATCTATTCAGATGATCCAACCAAGGATGGTGAATCATGATCAGACTGGGAGTTTTCGCGCTATTGCTCGGGTATGCAGGATGGTTGAATGCCGGCCACCTGCACTCAGAACGTTGGTACCAGGCGCAGTGGTGTGAGTGGATCGCCGAGCACCGATTGGAAGATGGCACCCGCGTGGACTGCTTGACACCTGATCACGCTATTGAGGTGGATTTTGCCCACAAGTGGTATGAGGGCGTCGGGCAGGCTCTGCACTACTCCCGCTTGACCGGCCGCTGTCCAGGGGTGCTGCTGATCATCGAGCATCCGGATGACTGCAAGTACCTGGCGCGCCTGCGGGCTCTGGCTGCTGGGAATCGGCCGCGACTGACCGTCTGGAGCACGGGGCCAGCCGCCGCTTTGTGCCAGTAGCCGATGGTCGATAAACGCACTCGGGCATTCAACAAGGCGCGCACCGCGCAGCTGAAGGCCGGCCTGATGATCCGCAAGGATACCTATAATGAGATCGTCCATCTGCTGAATCAGGCGGAGACCGAGATCCAGGCGACCCTGGCCGCCACCCCCACCGACTACCAGAGCCACTACCTGCCCCAGCTGCAGCGCCAGGTGAAGCGTGCCCTGATCGAAATCCAGGCGCGCTCCGCCGAGATCGCCGGGGCTGGCATGGACAATTCCTGGCAGGCGGGGCTCGACCTGGTGGACCAGCCCCTGGCCGCCGGCGGCGTGGAGATCGCCGGCCTGGTGCCGGCCATCTCCACCGACCAGCTGTTGGCCATGCGCGTTTTCACGGTCGACCGCATCAAGGATGTCTCGATGCAGTTGGCGAACAAGGTCAGCACCCAGCTCAGCCTGGCGATGATCGGCACGCAGAGCGTGGGCGACACGGTTACTCATATTCAAAGGTTGTTTAAAAACCAGGGCCGCTCCCGGGCGCTGACCATCGTGCGCACCGAACTGGGCCGGGCCTATGCGGTGGCCACCCACCAGCGCATGGCCCAGGCCAGGAAGGTGCTGCCGGGTCTGAAAAAGCAGTGGCGGCGATCGGGCAAGATCCACTCCCGCACCAATCACGACACCATTGACGGCCAGATCCGTGAGCAGGATGAGCCGTTCCAGCTGGCCAATGGCGTGGAGCTGCAGCACCCCCGGGACCCAGCGGCGCCGGCGGCCGAGACTATCAACTGCGGCTGCGAGGGCCTCCCGTACATGGATCACTGGGAGGTTAAGCATCCAGAGCGCAAACCGTTTTCTGATCTGGAAAAGCAGCTCAATCCGCGCAAAGCGGCGCTGTCGCGGGCCAATGCCGCCGCTCAGCGCCAGGCCTACAACCAGGCCAGCTTGGGGGGCAAGCGCGCGGGCATGCTGCGCCAGTATGTAGACAAGCCCAGTGAGCAACTACGCAAGGGTATCGCCTCGCTGGAAAGGCAGATCGCCAAGCACCAGAAGTGGATCAGCAACCCGAGCAGCCTGCCAAGGTCCAAGTTGAAAGTGGGCATTAAATCTTTCTACGAACTGCCCCAGGCGCAACAGACTGGTCTGCTGGAAAAGCGTTGGCCCAACGACGTCGCGCGCCAGCGTGAAAAACTCGCTATACTGAAGGGCATATTGGAGAGCCGTGATGAATGAACGTAAACCCCTGGACAATGAAGCCAAACTTGCGCTGATACTCGACGAGGTACTGAGCGTCGCCCTGGAGCGTCTCAAGGAAGGGGCTGCCAGTGACGCCGACCTGCTGTCCCAGGGCGAGGCAATGGCCTATGCCGATGTGCTAAACCGCGCCGAGGATATGGCCGAGACGGTCGGCTATAACCTGCATGAACTGGGCCTGGACGGCCAGCGCATGGAGACCCGGCCGAAGCCGCCAGAGCGCCAAGCGAGCTGATCGTACTATCCCTACCCTAAACCGCCCTCCCGGGCGGTTTTATTTTAAACCCCTTTAAAAGACCCGCCCGCCACCTCCCGGTAGTTTGGACACACCAATGTGATTCCGAACCTATCCGGAGAGAGAACGTGGCAGAAAAGAAACCCGAGGACAACGCCCCTGCAGAGCTGACACCGGCCCAGGCGGCAAAGCTGGTCAAACGCGAAGTGCCGGTCATGAAAGACGGCAAGCCTACCGACAAGACACGCCCTGCGGCCATCGGAGTGAATGAGATCCTGGACGTCAAAGACTACGACACCTATGTGGTGGTGGTCACCAAAGACGGTCAGAAATTCCGGGGCGACAAGTGAAGCGGCGCATCCCCAAAGGCGGGATTCAGGGCGAAGCCCTGCGCGAGGCTGCTGCCAGTGAACTGAACCAGGTGATTGATATGCTGCGCAACGCACTGCGCAAGCATCTTGGTCTGGCCTCAGATGGCTACGTTGCCGCTAAGGCTTACTATCCTGACCGGATTATTGTCCACACTGAGCCCGGTCTGTTGCATGCCTACCCCTACACCCTGAGCGACGACAACCAAGTGACGTTCGGTGCGCCGGTTGAGGTAGTGACCGACCACAAGCCGGTGTTTCGCGAGGCGGTCGATTCGATCTTTGTCGAAGCGCTGGATGGTGAGGCCGGCTCCAAGTTCCGCATCCGCGTCATCCGCGCCGGACTCTCTGGTAACAAGACCCTTTATCCCGACACAGTGCTGCGTGAAGCAACCCCGCTGTTCAATGGGGTTCGGGTATTCGTCAAGTCGGATGCGGAGCATTTAGCAGGTAAAGGGAAGGACTTCCGCAACCTGATTGGCCGGCTGAGTAACGCGCAGTTCGTGGAGGGACGGGGCCCGGACTCCGGCGAGATCCAGGCAGACCTGGAGCTGCTCGATGCCGCCGAGGTAACTGCCAAACTGCGTGAGGCGGTACAGCGGAATATGGCAGATGACCTGTTTGGCTTCTCCATCGATGCCGATGGCACGGCCAAGAAGCGCCGGGGGTTCCGCGAGGCCCAGAAGATCACCAAGGTCCAGTCCGTGGACCTCATCATCGAGCCCGGAGCAGGCGGGCGAATCATCAAGCTGCTTGAGGCAGTGAATACAGAGGAGACCGACGACGTGCTGAGAGACCGCATGATCGAGGCCGTGAAAAAGGCCAACAAAGGCAGCCTGCCCAACGGGCTGGATGTGAACGATGACGAGGCGCTCGAGGTAGCCTACCGCGAAGCGCTGACCGAGGATACAACCACCACCGCCGCCAAATCGCAGGAAGCGAAGCTTGGGGCGCAGCCGGGCCAGGGTGGCCAGGCCGCCCCAGCCGGGGTGTCGATGGGTGACGTGGATGAGCGCATCCGCATGATGGAGGCGCGCGGCCATGCCCGTATCGCCATCGCCGGGAGCAATCTGCCCGAGCCGGCAAAGGCGCGGCTGCAGCAGCTTTTCGGCGCGGAGAACGTATGCTTCACCGAGGCCCAGGTTGAACAGGCCATCCGGGATGAGCGGGACTACCTCGCCAAGTTCACCGAGTCCGGACACGTCCAGGGCCTGGGCGGCGACATTCGTCACGGACAGGATCGCTCCGAGAAGGTTACCCAGATGTTGGATGACTTCTCCGATCCGTCCAAGCCGGCTATGTCATTCCGGGAGTGCTATGTCGAGATCACCGGTGACCGGCGTGTAACCGGCCTGATGTCGAATGTGGACGTGACCCGTCTGCGGGAGGCGGTCGGCGAGACATCGTTCCGGGAGGCTATCAGTGCCGCCACCTTAGGCAATGTGCTGGGTGATTCCATTACCCGTGCCATGCTGCGCGAATATGCCACCGAGGATATGTGGAGCAATTGGCGCTGGCTGGCCGACGTGGTGCCGGTGACCGATTTCCGCACCCAGGAACGCACCCGGGTGGGTGGTTATGGCGATCTGCCTGCCGTGGCTGAGAACGGGTCCTACGACGCGCTGACCAGCCCCAGTGACGAGAAGGCGACCTACGCCCTGAGCAAGCGCGGCGGTAAGGAGACCATCAGTCTCGAGACTATCGCCAATGATGATGTTGGGGTGATCTCCCGGATGCCGCTCAAACTAAGCCAGGCGGCGAAGCGGACGTTGTACAAGTTCATCTTCGACTTCTTCCGCACCAACGCGACCATCTATGACACCACGGCGCTCTACACCGTCGGTCATGGCAACCTGGGGACAGCTGCACTCAGTGCCACCAGCTTTGCGGCGGGCCGCCTGGCCATGTCCAAGCAGGCGGAGTTGGATTCCGCCGCTCCCTTGGGGCTGATTCTGCGGCACCTGGCCGTACCGTCCGACCTGTTGGAAACCGCGTTCGATATGTTCGTCCGCAATACCAACAATGACGAGACCTTTGTGCAGTCCCGCAAGCCGATGGTGCACGAAATCCCCTACTGGACCGATGCCAACGACTGGTGCGGGTTTGCCGACAAGCGCGAGATTCCACTCCTGGAGGTCGGTTTCTACAACGGCCAGGAGGACCCGGAGCTGTTCATCCAGGACAACCCCAGCCAGGGATCGCTCTTCAGTAATGACCAGATCACCTACAAGATCCGGCATATCTACTCCGGCGCAATTCCGGATTTCCGGGGGCACTACAAAGGCGTGGTCGCCTAAGTAACCTGAGAGTGGGACTGATGCCCGGGCCGGCATAACAATAACAGCGGCCCGGGCTCTTTTTACAGAGACGAAGATGCTTGGTGATTATCAAAGTTTAATTGAACGCAAGGTGCGGGCGGATGCGGGTGACATCCTGCCGTCCGACCTGACGGATGCCATTGACGCGGCGGTGATCCGCTATAGCAAGGACCGGCCTCGCACGCTGGTCGAGGATGTCACCGCGCCGGGTGGCCAGGTGCTGGACCTGCCCGGTGACTGGGTGCCCGGCTTCTCGATGGTTCAGCTGTTGGAGTATCCGATTGGCCAGGTGCCGCCAGCGACCCTGGATGAGTGGGAGATCTACCAGGCACCTGCCGGCGAGTCGGTATTGATCGCAGACAGCTTGCCAGCGGCTGCCGTGGTACGGGTCTCGTATAGCGTGTTTCACTTTCTGGATGAGACCACCGACACCGTGCCGCTGGTCGACCGTGACGCGGTGGCCAGTTGGGCAGCTGCACTGGTCTGTGACCAGTTGGCCAGTCGCTACAGCGGGGACTCGGAATCCACTATCCAGGCTGACAGCGTGGATCATGGCGGGAAGTCTCGGCAGTACGCCTCACGGGCCAAGACCTTGCGCCAGCGCTATTTTGATGATCTGGGCATCGATCCCAAGAGCAATGCCGCGGCTGGCGTGGTGGTGGATTTGGATATGCCGAACAGCCTTGGGCATGACCGGCTGTTGCACCCGGGGAGGCTGCGTTGAAGATCTCGATTGATGCGGGGGATATCGGCCAACTCGCCGCAGCCTGGGAGCAGGTGCCTAACGTGGTGGAGGCGGAGTTGGTCGCCACCACCTATGAGGCCGAAATGCTCCTGGAGCGGGAGATCAAGGAAGACACGCCGGTGGGCGCGACCAGCTCACTGCGCCAGTCGATTCACTCGGAAGCGCCCCGGACGCTGGCCAACACCGTGATTGGTGTGGTGGGTACGTCCTCGATGCATGCCCTGCCGGTTGAATTAGGAACTCGTCCCCATTTTCCACCGGTCGAACCTCTGATTGACTGGGTTCAGGCCAAGTTGGATATCCGGGACGAGGAGCAGGCCACGGGAGTGGCCCTGGCGATTGCCCGCAAGATAGCGGTGCGCGGCACCCTGGGCGTAGGCATGTTCCACCGCAACTTCCATCAGCTGCGACCACAGATCGACCGGATGTACGAGGAGGCCCGAAAGCGTATTGCCGAGGGATTGCTCCATGTCTGACCTGGAAACCATCCGCAGCGCCATCGTTGCCAAGCTGGTCGGTGTGACCGACGTCGGCCAGGTACATGGCTATGAGCGGTACGCGAAGAACAAGCCAGACCTGGTGGAGTACTACGTCGCCGACAACCGGTTGAAAGGCTGGCATGTGCGCCGGGTGGGTACCCGTGAGACCAGCAAATCCCTGGGGCGCTACGTGCGGGTTTACCGCTGGCAGATCAGAGGGTTTATGGCACTGGATGATGCCGATCAGAGCGAACTGCTGTTCGATACGCTGATTGAGTCCATCTGCTCCGCATTTCGGGCTGACGACACCCTGGGGGGTGTAGTCGACAGCTGCATTATTGGGGAGGAAGCCGGCATACAGATTCAGGATTCAGGGCCGGTGATGTTCGCCGGCGTGTTATGTCACAGCGCCACACTGGCGCTCAACACGAGGGTTTATCTGTGAGAACAGGCGGGAGATATGAACGCAAGGGTGATGACCTGAAAAGGGTTGAAGGCACCCAGGATCATCCGGACGGAAACCGTCCCAGGACTGCGGATGGCCAGCCGATGGGTGTGGCTCCTAAACAGCAGCCCAAGGACAAAAAGGCCAAGGGGTAAGCTATGAAATTCAGAAAGAAGGTGTTGTTGGCGAAGCTCGAGACCGTGTATGGCACCGACGCCACACCCACGGGTGCCGCCAACGCAATCCAGGTGAGTGATCTGGCCATTTCGCCAATGGAAGGAAGCACGGTCAATCGTGATCTGGTGCGCCCTACATTGGGTAACGATCTGCAGATCCACGTGGGTACCCATGTCAAGTTGGAGTTTGATGTGGAGATGGCCGGCGCCGGCGCGGCCGGTACCGCACCGGCCTATGGTCCGGTGCTGCGCATGTGCGGCTTGGCCGAGACGATCAATGCCGGGACCAGTGTTGAATATGATCCGGTCTCCGGCAATGAGGAGTCCGGGTCGCTCTATTTCCATATTGATGGCCAGAAACATGCTCTGCTGGGAGTGCGTGGAGGGTTCAGCCTGAAAGGCGACCCCGGCAGCATTCCAAAGTTCCACTTCATGATGACGGGTTTATGGGTAGATCCAGCAACGGTTGCCGATCCCACTCCGGACTTCTCGGCCTTTCAGGTGCCCCTGGCAGTCACTAACGACAATACGCCCACGTTTAGTCTGCACGGCATCTCGCCCAACAAGATCGGTTTCTCTTTCGACCAGGCCAACCAGGTGGTGTATCGCAATGTCGTGGGTGAAGAGAGCGTGCAGATCACCGATCGGGCTCCCGCAGGCCAGGTGACCATCGAGGCGCCGGTCCTGGCCACCAAGAACTTCTTCACCATTGCCAAGGCCAACACGACCGGCGCGCTGCAGCTGATTCACGGTGTAACCGCGGGGCATATCGTCCAGTTTGACGCGGCGCAGGTGCAGGTGTTGCAGCCGAAGTATGGGGACAGTGATGGTATTGCCACGCTGCAGATGGGGCTGTCGGTGATTCCGACCAGCGCGGGTGATGACGACTTCAAGATCACGGTGAAATAAGCATGTTTGTAATTCAGAAACACGATACACCCATTAACTGGCCGGTAGTGGTTGAGGTGCCCGTTGATGGGGGTAAGACCGACCGTCAAGAGTTTACTGCGCAGTTTGTCATGCTGGGGAAAGATGAGATTGACGCCCTGGCAATCCAAGGGGACGCCGCCTTTATTCGTGGGGTGTTGGTGGGCTGGGGTGAGGATGTGAAAGACCCCGATGGCAAAGCGATCAAGTTCGGCAAGAAACCCCTGGCCGAGATGACCCGTCGCCCCTATATCTGCAGGGCGTTGATAAGTGCTTATTACGAGATGGCTGGAGGCGTGGTAAGAAAAAACTGATCGGCGCGGCCAGGCACTGGGCCGCAGAGGGTAAAAAAAGCGGTGCCGATGAAGTGGATGCAGACCTGGCTGCAATGAATGCGCCTGCAGCGATCAGACAAAGCGCCAAGGCAAAGCCCGATAATTTCTACGTGCTCGAGGAGAACTGGCCTGCCGTTTTGGCCTGGTTAACGGTACAGACCCAGATGACTCGTACAGGGTTCCGGTACGAGGGTATGGAAGCGGGGCTAAGGATGGCCAATATCGAATTGACACCCGAAATCTTTTCAAAGCTGCAGGTGATGGAAGGTGCGGTTTTGGAGGTCTTGAATAACCGCTTTACGTGATCGGTCTTGCTGGTTTTAGGGGCGTTTATCAACTGAATCATGCTGATCTGAGCAAGCGAGGAATCCAATGAATGACTGGTTAATTGCCCTGGGTAATTTTATGGAAGGACTCAGCATTACTGTAGTGATGGTGGTAGGTGTCGCAATACTAGCAAGTGCTGCATTGAGATTTGTTGAATGCCATTTATTCTGGGCTACCACCTGGAGACACAGAAGGGAAGGCAGAAAGCAATATGCAGAGAAGGAGTGGAACACCGTTGCCGAGGAAATACCTGAAGGGAGATATGTTGTAGCGGTGTGCGAAGGCTGGAAGCCAGTAATAGCCCAGAGAAAAGGCGGCAGAATGGTTAGTGACGGCATCATTTTTGATCTGGATTCATGCGCCGGATGGTTGGAACTTCCGCAGATGCAAGACATTTAGCATATGAATGATCTAGTCCTATCCATCAAGCTGGAGGGTGATGCCGGTGATCTCAATGGTGAGGTTCGCGTATCACAAAAAGAGTTTCAAAAACTAGCCACTAGCGAAGATCAAGCCACACATTCGGCTAAGAAACTATCCAGTGAATCTAATAACTTGTCGGGCCGACTGGCAAAGATGAGCGGGACGGTAGCCAAGGTGGCCGGTATTGTATCTGGTCTGGCGACGGGTGCAATGGCACTGGCTGTCAAACGTGCTCTGGATTTCGGTGATGGTATACAAAAGCTCTCTATCAGGCTGGGAGCCTCAACAGAGGCCCTATCAGAATACAATCATGTAGCTCAACTGACGGGCGTCAGTTTTGAACAGCTAACCACTTCATGGCAGAGACAAACACGCCGAATTGCAGAAGCCGCCAATGGCGCTGGTGAGGCCAAGGATGCAATTCATGAACTGGGTCTCTCCGCGGTTGACCTAGCCCAGCTCAGGCCGGAGGAGCAGTTCGAGATACTGGCTGATGCTTTGAGTAATGTAGAGTCAGAATCAGATCGTGTGCGCCTGGCCATGAAGCTATGGGATTCAGAAGGCGTTGCTCTTTTGCAGACCGTAGATGGGGGCAGTGAGAGCTTGCGAAAAATGCGTGATGAGGCTCATCAGCTCGGCCTGACGCTATCCCGTGAGCAAGTCGATCAGATGGCGGCAGCAAATGATGCCATCACTCGTATGTCGGCATCTGGTACCGCCCTGGCGAATACCTTGGCGATTCACCTTGGACCAACCATAGAGAGTGTGACCAACTGGCTGAATGTGAATATGCCCAGTGCGATTGAATTCGCCAAAGATGCTTTTGATAGCCTACGTGACTTCATCCTATCAGGTGCCCAGCTGATTGCTGGCGGTTTAAGCAATATCTATGAGGCGATGAGCGTACTGCCTGGCTCGTATGGCGAAGCCTATGCCAGAGCAGCTGAGGACATGCGACAGGTTCAATTCAATATCGGAGGGTTACGTGAGGCTTATCAATTCGCAAAGCGTGAGGCTGAGACGTTTACCGTAACGGGAAGAGAGGGCTTCAAGCAGATTGTGGTGGGTGCTTCCGCAGCATCACAGGCGGTCAAAAAACTCTCTAAAGAGCAGGAGAAGTCTGGACAAGCCCTGATGGCGACCCTGTTCCCCGAGGAGGCATCGTTTGACCAGTATGCTGAACAGCTGAATACCATCAGTCAGATGCGCCAGGCTGGACTGATTGACCTAGAGAAAGAGCAGGAGGCGATCGACCAGCTCACCATCCAGTACCTGGATCTGGATGAAGAGGTCAAAGAAACAGGCAAGACCAGTTCAAAAACCATGAAAAGCATGGCCCAGGATACCTCCAAGGCGATGCGCATCATCCAGCAATCCACCGACCGAGCTATGTGGTCAGCAGAAAACTCCTTTGTGAATTTTGCCAAAACCGGCAAGTTAGAGATTAGAGATCTGATTGACACGATACTGGATGAAATGTTGCGCCTGCTATTCAGGCAGAATTTCGCATCTGGTGGGACAAGTCTGTTCAGCGGATTGTTCGGTGGGATGTTTGGCGGCGGTGGTGACTTCTCATCGACACCTGGCATTGACCTGGGCTCGTTTGGTGGCGCTACACCAATCCAGGGGTCGTCATGGCTTTCAGGTCTGACATCACTTTTCTCGTTTGGCGATGGCGGCATCATGACATCCGCAGGTCCTATGCCGCTGCAGAAATATGGTGATGGTGGCGTTGTTAATGGCCCTCAGTTTCGTGTTGCTGGTGAACGCTATCAACCCGAGGCCATCATCCCGCTGCCGAACGGTCGCAGTGTGCCGGTAGAGATGACCGGTGGCGGATCTCCTTCCATCGTGTTCTCACCCAACTACAACATTACTGCCGGGAGTGGAGCCGATAAGGCAGAGATCTATGCCATCGCCCGGCGCACTTCAGACGAGGCAGTCGCAAAACTCATGCAGCAGATCAATCGCGGTGGTAACACGGCCAAGATAGTCGGGAGGCGTCGCTAATGGTAATTCGAACTTGGCCAACGGCGCTGCGCCCATCTGAGATGGTGTGGCGGCCAGTGCCCAATACTGCGAAGTTTGTTTCACCCTTCAGTGGCAAAGTCAAAACGCAGGAGTTTCCCGGTTCCAAATGGATGGCGACGCTCATCTATGAAGATTGGCGGCGTCATGAGATGCAAGCATACGAGGCATTTCTGGTCTCACTGCGCGGGAGTGCAGGCCGTTTCTATCTCTGGAATCACGCCAGGGAAACCCCCTTGGGTATCGCAACAGGTACACCATTAGTTAATGGCGCTGGCCAGGAAGGAGCCAGTTTGATGACTGATGGCTGGACGCCAAACCAAGCGGGTATTCTGCTCGGGGGAGATTATATCGGTGTGAATGACGAGTTAAAGATGGTTGTGGACGATGCAGACACTGACGCCACAGGCCAGGCAACCCTCTCATTCGAACCCCCGTTGCGTGCCTCACCGCCGGACAATGATCCGGTCATCCTCACTCGACCCACCGCAAGGTTTCTGCTGGTAGACGATGAGCAGGCTGCATTCAGTTACAAAGGGCCGCTCGGTTCATTCACCATTGATGTGATGGAGGATATCTGATGAGTTCTCGAGTCACACATCCCGATACTGAAGCTGCATTGGATGAATCCAATATTCCCCTGGCCATTTTTGCTGAGCTGGACTTTGAATCAGGCGTTACACGTTGGCATTCTGGTACCGGCCAAGTTAACTGGAACGGCGAGGTATGGGTGGGTGCTGGTGACCAGGGGGAGATCTCTGAGATACAGGAAGGTGATGAGCTGCAGAGCAGTGATATTCAGCTTGGGTTGAACGGGGTGGATCCGGTGATTATTGGAAAGGCGCTCAGCGAGAATTTTCAGGGGCGTCCCGCAAAGATCTGGTTGGGTGTTCTCGACAGCGACTATCAGATCGTGGGGGAACCTGTAGGCCCTTTTTCAGGCACGATGGATACGATGGATGGCGAAGTGGGCGAGTCGGGAAAAATCATTTTGACGATTAAGAACCGTCTGGCCGACTGGGAGCGTTCCAAGACCCGTCGCTACACCAACGAAGACCAACAATCCGAATATCCCGGTGACCTGGGTATGGAGTTTGTCTCTCAAATGGTCGAGAAGGAGTTGGTGTGGTGAGGCTGTCTGGTTGGGAGAAGCGCCTGATGGAGCTGATCAGGGACTCTGAAGATCGCCCATTTGAGTGGGGTGTATTCGATTGCGCCCTGTTCGCTGCTGACGCAGTTAACGCGATAACCGGAGTAGACCTGGCAGCTGATTTCAGAGGCCACTACAGCACGGCCAAAGGTTCCGTTAAGGCGCTTAAGAAATATGGCGCGGGGGATCTGGAGAGCACCTGGACAGAGCTGCTCGGACCGCCTATTGACATTCGCCAGGCGGGGCGTGGTGATGTGGTTTTAGTTGAGTCCATTTATGGACCTGCCGTGGCCGTCTGTATGGGGTCGGTGGCTGTTTCGACAGCAGTGGAAAAAGGGCTGATTTCGATTGACCGCGCCCTGTGGTTGAAGGCCTGGGCCTGTGACATGAGGGAGGTTTCCTAATGCCACAAGTCGCGGTTGGTGCTCTTATGGGCGGCCTCCAGATTACCGGCTCGCTGGCCGCTGGATTTAGTATCGGTTTTTCAGTAAGCGGTGCCATTATGGGTGGCGCAATGGCGCTGGTGAGTGGTCTACTTGCAGAGACGCCATCCAGGGCCGCTGCTTTCACTAGTGAGGCAACCGACCGAAACGTTATTGTTCGCTCCCCCATCTCACCTCATCGGGCCATCTACGGACGTGCTCGCGTTTCGGGCACTTTGGTATTCGCTGAAGTCACTGAGAGCGGCGATGATAAGTATCTGCACCTGGTCATTGTGCTGGCGGGACGGGAAATCTCGAATATCGGCGAAGTGTACTTTAACGATGAAGCCGTGAGTAGTGCTCGGTTCAGCGGTTACGTTCGTATCAACCGACACTTGGGCAGTCCCGACCAGCTTGCCGACGCCGACCTGGTGGCCGAATCCACTCTCTGGACTGTCAATCATCGTCTCAGGGGTCGCCCCTATATCTATGTTCGGCTTAAGAAATCCTACGATGTATTCCCCACTGGTATTCCAAACATCAAGGTCGACACAGAAGGGCACAAAGTCTACGACCCCAGAACGTCTCTGACGGCCTACAGTGAGAACCCAGCGCTTTGCATTAGAGACTATCTCACATGGCAGTATGGGGTGGGTTCTCCTGAATCAGAGATCAACGACACCAAATTAATCGCTGACGCGAATATCTGCGACGAAGATGTCGTGATCGATGCCCAGAGCAATGTGCAGCCCCGCTACACCTGTAACGGTTCGTTCACGTTAGACCGTGCGCCACTCGATATATTGCATGAACTGAAGACCAGCATGGCGGGAGCCGTAGTTTGGTCGATGGGCCAGTGGGAGACACACGCCGGTGCGGCGGTGCTCGCCTCCGGTGATATCACTGAGGATGATATTAGGGGTACTGTCTCTTATCGCCCGAGACCGGGGCGCGATCAGCTGTTCAACGCGGTGCGAGGCACCTACGTCAATCCGGCAGATTACTGGCAGCCGACAGACTTCCCCCCTATCATCAACAGCCTCTATGAGTCTCAGGACGGTGAACGCATCTATAAGGATGTCACACTGTCATTCACGATCGACGGCATAGAGGCTCAACGCAACGCCAAGATCGAGCTGGAGAACCACCGCCAGAGTATCACCGTCAACATGCCGTTGATGCTGAGTGCCGGCCTCAAATTTAAGGTGTGGCAAGTGGTGCGGGTTACGCTGAGCCCACTGGGGTGGGTGAACAAGCTCTTTCGGATTATCGATTGGAAATTGGTACCGGCTGGTAGAGGGCTTGGCGTTGATGTTGTGCTCCAGGAATACTCCGATGCCAACTACGACTGGGTCTATGGTGAAGCCACGACCATTGATACCGCACCCAACACCATTCTGCCGACTCCACACCTGGTAGAGGCTCCGACTAATCTGACCCTGGCCACCGGTGATGCAGTGGCACTCATCCAGGGTGATGGAACGGTAGTGCCTCGTATCAAAGCGACGTGGACCAAATCAACTGATACGTTCCTCATCGGCCACGAGATTCGGTGGAAGGCCACCACCGATAGCGTATGGCTAAGCCGTCTGTTAGGTGTTGATGCTGAAGAGGAGTATCTCAGCCCCATCCTGGATGGTGCTGATTACGACGTAGAGCTGAGGGCCATTAATAAATATAGTGGTACCAGCCCCTGGGTGCCTGCCAACACCATCACCGGGGCCGGTAAAACCCTGGCCCCCACCGCCCCTTCAGCTGCCACAGTTACACCGAAGACGGCAGCACTATTTCTGGAATGGAGCAATGCCGATGATCTCTATACAGAAATATGGGTCTCGGCAACCAATGATCGCAATACGGCCACCCGTGCGGGTCGCATTCTGAGCAATACACTGTTACACCCAACACCAGCCGGTGAAACTCGTTACACCTGGTATCGCTCTGTCGATACCAGCGAGAATTTCTCTACCTGGTACCCAACCAGTGCCACGGCGGGTATCAGCGGTACTGCGAAATATATCACCTCTGAAGACCTGATCAGCTACCTGCGTCAGGCCTCGGCCACTTCATTCAGAAATGGCTTTGAAGACTATGAGTTTAGCGATTGGACCGATTACCTAACAAACACGGTGGTTCAAAATGTTGACTCACATAGCGGTACTTGGTCAGGTCTGTTCACACAGCATGATGTGGTTGGTACTACATGGTGTGGATCTGTATTGATATCAGATGAAATAGCACAGTCATTTATTGGTCAGCGCGTTAGAGTTTCTGTTTATGCTAGGCAGCCTGCCACAAATCCATCTGCAACATTTAAGTTGATGGTACGGACTCCAGTAGGAAATAGCGGATGGAATGAATTTACACCAAATGTTTCATGGACGAACCACGGATTTGATTTTGACGTGCCAGAGTCTTGGGCTGGTAATACGATGCAGGTTGTTGTTCAAGCTGATCCGACTGGCTCTGGTAAGAGCGTCCTAATAGACGGCGTAAATGTTCAGCTAAACCCAAGTGTCTTTATTGAGGCCGGCAACATCGATCAGTACATCGGTGTGGCTGCCATTAGCCAAGCATATTTGGGCCTAGCCGCTGTAGGTGAAGCAAATATTCAGGATCTCGCGGTCGATACACTGAAGCTGAAGGATCAGGCAGTAACGATACCAGTTTCAGCGCATACAGGTGCCTCTACGTCCACGACGGGTTCATCATGGCTCACCTTGCAGTCAGCAACGATCGTATCTACAGGGGCACCAATCTATCTTTGGTTCTCATTCGTGAGCCTACAGTACAGCTCCAATTGGCCTCAAATGCGCATTCTAAGAAACGGCGGCGAGATCTATCAGTCGTATCTGAGGGGCTACAACCTGAGCAGCCTGGATGAACGAGACATGATCTCTGGGTCACTCAAAGACCAACCTGGATCAGGAACATACACCTACACCGTCCAAATTCAGCGTGCCTTCGGAGGAGTAAAGGCCGCCAAGCGCAGCCTTATGTTGATAGAGACGAAGAAATGATTGCCACGATCTTCAATATCGATACTGGCGAAATTCATCGCTGTGTCACCTGCCATGAGTCTATCGTCAGGAACCAACTGCTGCCAGGAGAATGGTACACGCCAGGCTATTCCAACGATGTCACTCAGTACGTCGATCTGGATACCGGCGAGATCACAGATAAGGCTCAAATGCCTGCTGTGATCGATAAGACGACGCTGGTGGCTGATAGCGTGGACGCCGTTAATATCAGCGGGCTACCCATCCCCTGCCTGGTGCAGGTCGAGGAAACGGTGTACCAGGTAGATGATGGTGAGTTCTCTACCACTGTGGATCTACCTGGCCCATACCGCATCGTCTGCGCTGCGATTTCATATCACGAAAAGGTATTAGAAATTGAAGGTCAATCACCAATCTGATTATGCCCAGCGGCGACGTGGTGCCTATCCCGATCTGTCAGATCAGCTAGATGCCTTTTGGAAGGTAATTGAGGAACTGCACACAGATGGGATCAACCTGCCTGTCGAAACCGTTCAAATGCTCAACCAAGTGATGGCCGTCAAGGACACTTTCCCGAAACCCAAACCGGAGCGGAAACTGTGAAAAAAGTATTATGCACCATCATAGTCAGCGGCCTATTGCTGAGTGGCTGTGCAACAGGCCCCGATGCCAAGAAACTGAGCCCAGAACAAAAACAACGAATGAAACAGGAGATCATCCAGAACCAGCTCCCTGTCTGGATAAAGACTTACCCCTACTACTGAGAGCGGAGCTGCGGCGATCTTCTTTGCCAAGCCGCCCAGTAAGGTTGAAGTCATCAACGACATCAATGGAGAGCTGGTTAATATGTACCGGGTCATCCAGCACCACCCTGAGGAGCTGATCCGACAGTTCAAATGGGCGTTGTCTAGCCGGCTGTATTACGAATGGGAGCAGAAGAAAGATCCGGAGACCCTGACTGATATCCAAAGAGCAGCCAGATTCTACTACCTCCAGAAACAGGCATTTGGAGGCCGAGTAGACGGACAGAGCTACGGCACAGCCACGACATCTGGCCCGAGGTTGAGTTTTATGAGGCTAGAGGAGGACCTGAGCCAAGCCCATTTGAGGCTGCACGGGACCTACGTTGAGAACCTGCCCTGGAATGACGTAGTAATGCGGTATGACAGATCTCATGCGCTGTTCTATCTGGATCCACCCTACTGGGTTTGAACAAACGGGAACCACTTTCAGTTATTGGAATTATGTTCAGGCATGTTAAATTATCTGGAGAAGGCATTTATCTCGCTTTTCAGCGTGAATTATCGCGCGCGGCATCATACCGGCATTCGAACCTGGCTGAGCACTTTGGATAATCAGGATCAGGTAAATATTAAGGAGTAACGGTGAGACTGCACCCCCTGCTGATTATTCTGCTGTTGACCGCCCTGGCGGGGTTCGCCGCG